AATGCAAACTTCTTATCCTCCGATGCATCTACTTTTCCGTCAGATACTTTCATTGGCGCACCGCTCGGTACTGAAAGCACATTCTTCAGACCGCACTCAAGTAGGGTCAATGCATCAATCTCCCCCTCGACAATTATCACAGGCAATGATAGATCTATTTTGTCAATCCCAAAAAAATCTTGCGCCCCACCCGCATCTTGCGTGAAGTCTTTGGATTCAATTGAACGATACTTCGCAGACACAAACTGCCCATTGCGGAAATAAGGAAAGCCAATGGCATCAGTCTTCTTTTCTAAACGCTGAAAATATCTCTCTGCGGGGAACAACTGCATAATCTCCGCAGTTTCTGCGGATATACCACGTGTCTTTAAAAAATCATAATGTTGGGTTTGTAATTTTGTTGTATCTAATGTTTTCATTGGAATCACGTTGCTCTCCGCTCTACGATAGGTTGTTGTTTTATTAAGTGGTACGAAACCACCGATCTTGCAATGATGGCAATGGTACTTCCATCCATCTGCCTTAGCGGTGATGTCAAAATCTTTTTGATTATATTTTTTGCGCTCATATGAGCATTCGGGACACGCAACCCTTGCTTGATCAGGGACGTGTAAAGATGATACTAATTCTGCAACAGAATTCATAAGCCTCCTACGATTTATTTTTTTGGTTTGTTTATTTTAACACTATGGTCGCTATTCCTTGAGAAAGATCTGTTAGATGATGCAGACTTTACTCGTTGGTTTTTTATAGTGTTAGTTCCACCTTTAGATAGTGGGATGATGTGATCTATTTCTTTGCCATCACCTTTTTTGACTTTACCGCTTTTAATTGCATCACGTCTTGCTTTGTTTCTTGCTACACGATTCTTCACTTGCTCAGGTGAGTCTTCGTACTTCTCTTCTTGCTTATAGTTTCTTGGTTTGTTTACGAAAGGCATAGCTCTATCCTATTATTTATATACTGTTTCTATACTGCCCTCTTGGAGGAGGGCAGACCTAGCCTAAACTAGGTTGCCTTCACAATCTTTGCCCACATTGGTATCGATTGACCCGAAAGACTTTTCGTGCAACGGACTCTTTCTTCGCCATCCGTTTCTGATTTCTAATGCACTAACCGTAGTATCAGCAATACACGTCTCACCCCTACCGTTTTTCATCGTCAAGTGAGACAGGACTCCATCTTACTGAAATTTGTATGCGGGTGGCAAGCGAATTTGCAAAACTGAGGGTAATTACTTACGAACAAGTTTAAACATATGGCTACGCAGCCTGGCTGTGATCGCCTGGCTGCGGATAAGTGTTTAAACATAGGGTACGTTGCTGGTAGCGTACCCATTCTTTTCTTGACAAAAAAAAAGAGAGTACCTCGGTACTCTCAAAACCATCATCGTGAGGAGCTTCTATGAAACAGTTACATTGTATTTTAATTTGTGTATAATTACAACACTTTTCCAAAGATCTAAGCCTCCTAGTAAAAGTAGACCAGTAGGTCGGAGAACCACCCCTAAAAAGGTGGTTTTTTTTATTCCCTTGCAGATACCTCTATCTCACACCTTGGATTCTCCTTATCCACACCCATCCAATAGATATGTTTTTCTTTTACCTGACGATCATTGGCATAAGCCACGTCTTGCAACAGATCAAGGATCAACGATTCATCTAAATCAGGTCTACGTGATGCATACCATATGCGAATTGTTACTGTAACGTCCCCAGAAAACAACAGTTGCTTCTGGGTTTCTGCCTGTAGTTTAAACGCTTTGCTATAGGACAATGCCTTTGCAGACTTGATAAACATTGACTTCCCACGTATGAAGACTTGTCTACGTGAGTTTGCTTTACTGGCGGGTTCACCAAATATTTTTAGTAATAACATTTGCATTTTTAAAAGGTTTACATTAACATCTAAGTTCGTATTAACAATTTGGAGGCTTAATGAAGATCACGAACAACCACAATGTTCCCGAAACGTTGGTCGCTCTCGCAAGTAGAGACTACTACACTAAGGGTGCATCTGACTACTCAGTCACAGAAATCATATCCCCGCCACGTATACAGAGGCTCAGGCGCAAGCATTACGCTGAGATGGAGCAAGATGTATCCGATATGCTTTGGATGCTCCTAGGGACTGCTCTGCACGTTGTAGCCGAGCGTTCTGAGGTAGATGGTCACACGAATGAGGAACGTCTATCGGTTCATATCAACGACATCGTTCTCTCAGGTGCTATCGATCTGCAAAAGAATGATGCGGACGGCATTACCATCACCGACTACAAGTTCACATCAGCATGGGCATTGATGCATGACAAGCCTGAGTGGGAACAACAACAAAACATTTATAAATACTTGGTCGAGCGGGTCAAGAAGACTCCTGTCAAGGGTTTAAAGATCTGCGCCTTTGTGCGTGATTGGTCTCGCAGAGAGGCTGAGGTCAAGCCTAACTATCCACAATCCCAAATCCAAGTAATCGACATCCCGATGTGGACGTTTGATCGTGTTGAGCATTACATCAAGGAGCGCATCGAGATGCACCGTGACTCCAAGGTAAGCGCAGATTGGAATGAAGAACTTCCATTGTGTACCGAAGAAGATCGTTGGGTACGTGAGACCAAGTACGCATTAAAGAAAGAGGGTCGCAAGACTGCTATCAGAGTTTTAGATACAGAGGAGGAGGCAAAGGCGATGCTTAAAGAATTGCCTGAGAAAGATAAAGGGTTCATAGAAATCCGCAAAGGCGAGGCAGTACGTTGTACAGGAAATTATTGCGGAGTATCGCAATGGTGTAGTCAGTATCAATCAACATTAAACGAGGAACAAAATGAAAACTAGGCAAGAAATGATTTACGACTTCATGTTGGCATTAGCTAGTGGTGGGGAAAATGTTTTTGAGTTACTACCATCAGACCTATCTTTAAATAATTATGAGTCACATGAGGCTATTTATGTAGTTGCTAATAAATTAGCAGATCAATTTTTGGAGAATGCACAATGAAAGTGTATAAAAAACTAAGCGATGCCCGCATTAAATTGCAACGAACAGAGTTGACCAAGTCAGGTCATAACAAGTTTGCGGGTTATAAGTACTTTGAGTTGGGAGATTTTCTCCCCGCAGTACAGTCAATCTTCAATGAAGTAGGATTGATTGATGCTATTTCTTTTACCGAAGATCTAGCGACTATGGTGGTATATGACGTGGATGATGGAAGTTCAGTAACCTTTACTTCCCCTATGGGTACTGCGAATCTCAAAGGTTGTCATGAAGTGCAAAACATCGGTGCGGTAGAGACGTATCAACGTAGGTACTTATATGTTACTGCCTTGTCCATCGTTGAGCATGATGCGCTTGATGCAGTCACAGGCTCTGCGCCAGTAGAAGTAAAACCAGTAGTAAAAGAAGTGCCAAAAGAAGCTGACGGTGATCTTGCGCCACTTGCAGAAGTGTTGATTAAATTTGGTGACACTTGCGAGGACTTAAAAGAGTTGCAAGGTTTTTGGAAAGATCATCAATCAGGGATTGACAGAATGAAAGTTCAAAAACCTGAGTTGTTTAAGAAAGTGCAAGAAGCTTTTTCACAATACAAATCTAAATTTAAGGGGTAATTATGACTTACGAAAAAAAGTACGAAGATAAACCAAACACAGGATCATTCTTTGCCAACAAGACAAAGACCAATCCTAAAGCTCCCGACTATCGTGGCAAGATCTTGCTAGACCTTAGCACGTTTGATGTAGTCAACGGCACGATTACTGTTGAGTTGGCGGGATGGAAACAGACTGCTAAGTCAGGCTTAACTTATTTGCAGATCAAGGCGCAAAAGCCAAGAGAGCAACAAGCACAACCACAACAAACTAAAGCAGAGGAGTTGGACGATGACATCGAATTCTGATTTTCCATTAGCCAAAAAACGTGGCAGACCCTTAGGCTCTAAAAACAAAACTTCAAAGAAGAAAGCGTTTAAACGATCTAATACTGCTGGTTCTAATTCTAAAGCTCCAAAGTCTATACCTCTTGGTGCTTTTAGTTGGGTAGATGCTTACGAAAAAACATACGCTAATTTAGAACGTGCTTGTGAGCGTTTAGTTGAACTGCAAGGTGTTAAAGCTGAATTAGAGCAAGCCAAGGTTGACATCGTGGGTTTGTCTACCATTATTAACTATCTAGAAATTCGCCTAGAAGAACAGTATAGGAAATCAGATGAACGCACTTCAGTTTGAAGCAGTCAAGATTGCCCTTAAACAAGACAAGACTGGTTTCGTACTGACACTTAATATCCACCCTGACGAGATCCCCGATGAATTAATGCGGGATTTTGTTGGGGCACGATATGGTGTTGCTATGGCACGTATCGAAGACAACGAGACTGCCAAGCACTACGACAACCGTGTTAAGAAGTCGGGCATCCTGTGTCGGTCTCAACAATTCCAGTTGTGGCTTAAGAAAGAAAATGAACTCACAGTTAGTAGTGAAGACGATGCGGTAGATGCCATTCATAGAATCTGCGGTATTAATTCACGAACTGAATTGAATGGCAACCGAGATGCCCAACAAAAATTTGACGAAATGGTAAATGATTATGAGCAATGGATCGAAGAAGAGCCTTTTTAAAGATCGCAATTCCGTAAGGATTTATCTTGAGCAATCCGAAAAAGAACGCATTACCAAGTTTGCAGAAAAATCTGATATTAGCGTAGGTCAATTTGCAAGGGAGGCATTTCAAATGCGGATGGCTGGAGGAGACAACCCGTTTAACAAAGGATTTAACCAAGGTTTAAACGAGGCTATCCGTATTACCAATTCTTGTGAGGGTGCAACCATGATGTTTCCATCGGGCAAGACGTTTGCCAAAGTTGTTAGCGATGACATCGAAAAGTTCTTGAGAGAGCATAAGGATGAAGCATGACCGAAGATCAATATAACTATGAGATTGTTAATTTTGCCCATGACGTTGCCCTTTTTAATTCACGTGTTCAGTACTTTAAAAACAAAGTACAAATGTGGAGAAGAAAGTATGACGAAAAATGTGCGGTGATTAAAGATTTAGAAAAAAGATTGGCTCAATATGAATGACCAAGATTTGAGGGATTGCTTTGCGATGTTTGCTATGAATGGGATTATTGCTAGAGGTGGTTTACACCCCGAACTAATGCCCGAAGACTGTATTGCAAGAAGATCGTATGAGCTTGCAGATGCCATGCTAGAGGCACGTAGGGTCAAGGAAGAGCCTCAAGGAATTGTTGCAATCAAAAAGAAAAGGAATGCAAAATGAAAGATTGGGAAAAGCCATTTAACTTTGGCTACTGGTTTGGTGTACTAGTTGGTGTTTTAGCATCCTTAGCTCTTTATTTGCTATTGCCTGATGATGCTTGCGCTCAAACCAATTGGGAGAACAATCCTCTTAATTATAAAAACAGTCCTTATAACTACGACAACAGTCAATACAACTATAAGAACAGTCCATATAACTGGGAGAATAGTCCTTACAACCCTAACTCAAAGAGTGGCATTTATAGCAACGATGGTAGTCGTATTGGCTACGAAGTACAGAATAGTCAGGGCACTCGCAACATTTACGACAACGATGGCAACAGGGTGGGATACGCAAAATGAACCGCATTGAGTTCGGAGACTGCCGTACCATCATGGAGGATTGGCACAAGCAAGGCATTACAGTACAAACTTGTGTCACCTCTCCCCCTTACTTTGGGCTACGAGACTACGGAGTCGATGGGCAAATTGGTCTTGAGCAAACAGTCGATGAATATGTCCTGTCAATAGTCGATGTGTTTAAACGGGTTAAAGACATTCTGGCTGATGATGGAACGGTTTGGTTAAACCTTGGCGATAGCTACTATAACTACAGGGGTGGCAAGGGTCAGGCTTTGGTCAAGCAAACTGTTTCTAATAATCTCCAAGACTTACCGCAAGTATGTGCTAGACGTGGAAATAAACAGGACGGTCTTAAGGAAAAAGACCTCATAGGAATTCCTTGGCGGGTCGCATTTGCCTTGCAAGCGGATGGTTGGTATCTACGTCAAGACATCATTTGGAGCAAGCCTAACCCTATGCCTGAGTCTGTGCGGGATCGTTGCACCAAGAGCCATGAATACATCTTTCTATTAACCAAAAACTCTAAGTATTACTTTGACAACGAGGCTATTAAAGAGCCTGTTAAAGAAGATTGGGGAACAAGGGACAGAAGTGATGGCAAGTACCACAACGAGGGGTCAGGGCTTAGTCCCCATTCGGGACTAGAAAAGAGCTACGAGATGGCGAATAAGCGGTCTGTATGGACTGTTACTACCAAGCCATTTAAGGGCGCACACTTTGCCGTATACCCGCCCGAATTAATTGAGCCTTGCATTCTTGCAAGTACCAAAGTAGGAGACCTTGTGCTAGATCCTTTTATGGGTTCAGGAACTACGGCTGCCGTAGCACAACGTTTAAACAGGCTGTACCTTGGCAGCGAGCTGAACCCTGAGTATGAAGCTTTACAAAAAGAAAGACTTAAACAACCATCGTTGGAGTTGATATGAATCAAAATAAATTTAAATTTGATGGGTCAGATTACATTCCCGATAGAGATGACGCTAGGTTATCAGGTCAAATACTGAGGGTTTGGGAGTGTATGAAAGATGCAAAATGGAGAACTTTAAGAGAAATATCTAATATAACTGGAGATCCAGAGGCTAGTATTTCTGCTCAGTTAAGGCACTTAAGAAAACCAAGATTTGGGGGTCATGATGTTGAAAAAGAATATATCTCAAGCGGTCTTTATAGGTACAGATTATTAAAACAATGCGAAATGGAGGATTTAGTATGAATATATTTTTGCAGTCTATTTGGGATTTGATTTGCACAATCATCGTATGGTTTGGACTTGTCCTTGCGTTTTTTGTCGGGTTATTCCTAATGGGAATTACCCTTAAGATTCTTGTTAACACATTTATGGCGGGGTACTATTTACTATGAACTTATATGAAGAATCATGCGAAAAAAAGCAACACAAGTGTTATGTTTTGCGGGATCTGTTGTATGTGCCAAGCTATACCGAAAGAGGTATTTTTGTGGGGCTTACCAGTAGAAAGTATCAAGAGCAACAGTTGATTGATGCGGGCGCAAAAGAGCAGATGGAATTCCTTTGGGTTAGAAGGTTTGCGAAAGATTGAAAATGAGCATACCTTTAATCGTTATTCTTGGGATTATCTATGCTTGTCTTGCGGTGGATTTATTTCTTAAGGGTAATACCCCATTGGCAGTCTGCTATTTTTCAAGCGTAATAGGCAACTTTGGTGCTTATATGATGGTGGCTAAGTGAATACTTTTCATGAAGATCTTGAGCGTGGCAAGGCTATAGAAAGTAAAGCCTTGGAGGTGATACGCAAAAAGTATCCCTCCGCCAGTTTAATTGAGGCTTTTAAAGGTTACGACATTTGGATACCTGAGACACACAAATCGGTTGAGGTTAAGTACGACCCGATGAGTAACGAGACAGGAAACATTGTTATTGAGATTGAGATGAACGGCAAAGCATCAGCGTTGATTACAACGACTGCTGATTTTTGGCTATTTTATGATGACCATGTGTTTATGTTGATGAAGCCGATGAGCATTGTTAATCTTATATTTCAATTGAAGTTGCAATACGTAGAGTTTGTAGGGAATGGTGACAGATCCCTTAAAAAAGCATTTTTAGTACCAAAAGAAAAACTTTTTCAACGTGGCATAACTTTGGAGGTTTGCAGATGACAACATTTACAACAGAAGATCGTTTAAACGCAGAGGCTTTACGGGATATGTTCCGCACCGTTTCAAGAAAAGTTTCTAAGAAAGACTTGTTAAAGTCTAGTCCTAGCAGTACACCCTACATGACTTCTACTGGGATTCAAATAGGGAAGTATTACCAAAAACCTAAGTACGTGGAAGAGGATAGCGATATGTTAAGACTGCAATCTTATCTTATCGGTGATCCCGCCATGCTTAAACGGCAGTATTGGCTTAATGTTTCCTATAAAGTTGGTTTGTTTTTTGTTTTGTTGATTCTTATATTGGTGAACAAATGATTACGGTGCTTGTAACCTTTTTTGCCCTTATAGGGATTTTTGTTTCATGTTTCTTTCTATATGTTTTATTTGTTATTTACTGTGAGGATTAAATGAAAAAAGAACCTATCCCCTTTGGTGGTTGGATGCAATATAGTGACGATACTGTTCACGAAATCAAGCACGACCCTGTAAACCACCCCAAGCACTACACCACCCACCCATCGGGGGTAGAGTGCATTCAGATTACCGAACATATGGGGTTCAATCTTGGCAACGCTATGAAATACATATGGCGAGCAGACGAGAAGAACAATGCGGTAGAAGACTTACGCAAGGCGGTTTGGTACGTCCAGCGTGAGATTGCTAAACGCATTAAGTAACGTTTAAACATGGCAACCAAAGATGAAAAAGAACACTTTAGAAAACTCGCAGAATTCGGTTGTGCGCTTTGTTACAAGCTCGGCTACGAGGGGACTCCAGCGGAGATCCATCACATTAGAAGAGGTGGCATACGAAGCAAGTCTCCTGTTATCCCGCTCTGTACAGAACATCATAGAGGAAACTCCAGTATTCACGGATTGGGTCGAAAGCAATTTGAGCGCACCTTTAAAACGACAGAAGAAGACCTCTTGGAAATGGTATCAGCCAAGTTCCCGCCACCAATACTATGAGGAAAGATAATGAATATCAAACAAGAATTAAAGAAAAACGTTAGATGGATTGCTCTTAAATCAGGCAAAACTAACAAACAAGTTATGGATGATATTAAGAAACTTGAAAAAATGTTTTCTTGGGATAACAAAAAGGTGCAAGGAAAATGAATCAATTACAAGACCAGTATGAAATGAGTCAGAGGAAAGTTGCTGAAAAAATGTTTCTTGGCAAGAATACCGTTATGAACATTGAGAAACGAGCGCTAGAAAAGATGCGTAAGATTCTTGAAGAGCGTGGTATATCAGCCAAAGATATATTGGGGGACAGATGAACAATGAACCAGTAGCGTGGATGTATGAAAAACCTAATGGGGCATCAAAGCTATCTTTTGTTAAAGAAAAAATGCTTTGGGAAGATATGACTGAAACTCCACTCTAT